AGGATAACGAATGGATAACTGATTAAAATGGCAGAAGTTTTAAATACAAAAAAAAGAGATTATTCATATAATGGTCCAGTTAATTCTACTGACTATAATAAAAGATTAGAAGAAAATTATAAAGATTTAGTTTTTCTTTATAATAAATCAAACGTACTTGATGTAAAACTTTCTCAAATGTTTGAAAGAGTTTTAAAGGATCATATTTTTATACAAAATTCTATTAAAGATTTATCAGATAGAATTAATGCAATCGAAGCCGCTAATAATCAGGTATCTATATCTTCATATAGCCAGTTAGACTACGCCTCTTTTGTTGGAACGCAGTTTGCAGTTTTAGGCACTGAACTTTTAAGTTTTGATCCAGTATATAATTATGTTACTCTGCCAAGAATTGCAAGTGGATCTTTTTCTAAAGTGAAGTTTAGTTCACCAACTGCTGGACAGGTTGTTCCAGATTTTTTTAAGACTAAAATTGAAAATACATTTTCTGGTGTAGATACTGGTGGGGCTATCGTAGAGATGAGTCCAATGTATAATGCAATTTTAGATGCCCCTGATAAGGTTTGGCGTAGAAATGTAATAGCAAACTCGCCTTCACTATCTGGTGCACAAATGATGTTTTATGCAAAGGTGCCTGGTGAGGCCAGTGGATCTTTAAAAACAAATTGTTTAAAGTTGAATCCATTTCCATCTTTTGGTTGCGATATTGCCAGTATTGAATATACCACTAAACTGAATCCGTCTCTATCAGAAGCTGATGGTTGGATTAAATTAAATCAATATGGATATTATGATGGAGACCTAGCAGCAGTAGGTAAGGTTGCACCTGGTGGGTGGAGCGTTGCGGGTTCGGATAGTATAGAGAATGCTGGACCATTATGTTTTTATTTCCCCGAAATAGATATTACTGCTGTCAGAATAAAGTTTGTGCAAAAAAATTATCTAACGGAACTTGGTAAAAGCGTTTATACATATGGTCTTTCAGATATGGATATTCGCTATGATAAGTTTATGCCGACAGGAAAAACTATTATCAAGTTTACTCCAAAAAATGGAGATATTATTAATAATATCATTAGTGTTACACCTAAAATTTATAATGTTCCATTAAGTGCAATTTCTTCTGTTTTTAGTTATCGTACAATATATCAAAATGGTGGATCGTATTCTTTATCAAATCCAGGAGCATCTACGTCAGTTTGGTTAGAGGTAACATTAAAAATGTTGGATGATAAAACTCCTCCAACTTTAAGCGATATAATAGTTCAGTATGACTGACTTAATTATCTAGATTTTATTTTTACTATTTAATATAGTTCATAGTCGTAAAATACTTTAAGGAGAAATGACTTATGCCAACGTTTTATACTGGTCCACGACCCGTTCTTAAGGGCAGAACATCTACTACGATGATTCATCCATACAAAAAAAAGGTAGGCGTATATTCTTTCTGGTCAAACTGGTCTCCTGATCATGTTTTAGATGGCGCACCAGATAGTAATCGCTTGCCTGGTACCGGCTATTTCCCTGGCAATGTATTCCTGTCACAAGTTTTTAGAGGGTTGAATCTATATGTTCATCCCCTATCAGGAACTTTTGCTAATGGCATTAAAACTCGGTTTAAGCCGAAGGAATATAAAGGCCTAGAAGGTGCTAAAGCTTTTGGTACAGGTTTTGGTCACGCAAACAGAATAAGTGCGTATAGTTATAATAACTATTTATTTGATGGTGTTACTTCAGCAAACGTAATGACTAATGTTGGTCATGGTCAAAGGACAGAAGCACAAGGCGCTCCAGCCACATTTGGTATTTTTATTCCAGATAGATTTAATGGAGTTGCTAGCGCAGCAGTATTCCCATCTAATTTTGGTCAAGCTTACCCTAGTGGTTATAATAACGCTTATGGTAAGAATAGGGTTAAGGAATATAGAGGTGTCCCTTCAGCAAGGGCTTTGTAAGTTTTACTCTAATCCGATTCATTTAGAAAGGGATCATAGAATATCTGGCATTTTTGCGTGGATATCTATTTTCCTATTTGTTTTAGCATATGATATCTATGCTATTAAAACCAGAAAAGCAGAAACTTTAACAAGGTTTTTCTGGCGATCAACAGAAAATAAATCAACATCAACTTTAACACATGGAGTGTGGATACTTTTGAGTTTTCATCTTCTTATAGAGAAGCCGTTACGTAGATTTTTTCAAAGAAGGAATATATATGAAAAAAATATATAAAGATATTATAGAGCGAATGATATGGACTGCCGCTCAGGCATTCTTGGCAACATTTGTTGTTACGGATATGAGTAGCCTTAAGGTAGCCGCTGTAGCAGCGGTTGCAGCGGCCTTAAGCGTAGTTAAAGGGCTTGCAGCAACAAAAGTCGGGGATCCAGAATCTGCATCTTTTTTGAATCTGAAATAGCTAGTTGAGTAATTCATTATGGTATAATTATTCGGACGGATAATCTTACCAGATTAAACAGCCCCGTTAAGGCGGGGCTGTTTTTTACTCTCTCTTTTAGATTAAGGGCAAATAATGTTTCTCCAGGAATTGCAAAATGCAATTGATACTAATTCGATACCAATTGATATCGCTCAAAAGTATTTAAAGTTGTATATATCCGATGTAGACTGGTTGGAATCAATTAGCCAACTTTGGTTGAACTCCCAAAAGAAGTTTAGAAATGACGAGATGGCAAAGGCGCATGTTAAAAAAGCTATAGCTTGCACAGTGTTACTGCCATTTTTGGAGAAAACAAACATACCTACACCAGCAACTCATCTTCTTTTTTGGTGTCAAAGTTGGAAACAGTTTGATCAGCAGGATTGGTCAGCTATGTTTTTAGATCTTTTAAAAGAAGATGCTAAAATTATTATTAATAGGAATAAGATAATAAAACTAGGTGTTATTGATCCGATTGATATCCCTCCAATGACTAGGCAGGCATATAATTGGATATATGATAAAGCTACTGAGTCTGAATCTTTTGATGACGATCAGTTATCTGATTTTAAGGAAAAGATAACTAATCTAGTTAGAGTATATGGTGGAGCAGTGATTTGTAACTTGTTTATAAATCATGAACTAAATATAAATAAAGTATTTAATTGGCGAACTGGATATTTTTTAGAAAAGCAAATATATAAAGCCTATTCTATGGAAGATATTTGTACACTAAAAAAGGCAGAACTACTTAAAATGAATTCGATGTATATAAAAAATATTGGAAATAAGGCAGGAGCAACAAATGAGTAATATTGAATTAGGAATCGAAAAAGATGATTCAGTTAATAAGTCAGCAGTGAAAAAGTCTATGGACACCAGTCATTTTTTATTTAAATTGAATGAAGAATTTGTAGAATCCTATAGGTCAAAAAAGTCACCATTTGGATATGCCGATGCAGCCAATAACTCAGTTGGTGAGATCACCTTTTTAAGAACATATTCAAGACTCAAAGAAGATGGCACTAAAGAGGATTGGGTTAGTGTATGTGAAAGAGTAGTAAATGGAATGTACTCTTTACAGAAAGAGCACTGCAAGGTAAATAGGCTTCCATGGAACGATGCAAAAGCGCAAGCTTCAGCAAAAGAATGCTTTGATAGAATGTTCAATTTTAAGTGGACACCACCTGGTCGTGGTCTTTGGGTTATGGGTACGCCACTCGTAAATGCTCAGAAAAACTCAGCAGCACTTCAAAATTGTGCATTTATTTCTACTGCAGAAATGACTAAACACAATCCTGCTAAGCCTTTTGGCTTCTTAATGGAAGCATCAATGCTTGGTGTCGGAGTCGGTTTTGATGACAAAGGCGCTGATAAAGATTTTATCATCTATAAGCCGAAATCTGATGTGATAATATATATCGTTCCCGACACTCGTGAGGGGTGGGTCGAATCGGTTACCATGTTGATTAATTCTTATCTTAAACCTGATCAGTCAACAGTTGAGTTTAATTATGAAGAAATTCGCCCTTTAGGTGCGCCCATCAAAACGTTTGGCGGCGTTGCAGCAGGGCATGAGCCGCTAGAAAAACTCCATAATCATATTCGTAGAATCTTTTCTGGCCGCGATGGAGAAAAATTAACACGTGTTGATATTGCAGATATCGGTAACACAATAGGTGTATGTGTTGTGTCGGGGAATGTAAGAAGATCAGCAGAGCTACTCATCGGCCGTCTTGATGATCAAAACTTCCTCAATCTTAAAAACGCAGATGTTTTTCCTGAGCGAAACTCCTATGATCCAGATACGCCTGGTTGGGCATGGATGTCAAATAATTCTGTTGAGGCTTCAGTTGGTGCTGATCTCTCTAATATTATTGATGGTATTGCTCTAAATGGAGAACCAGGTGTTATATGGATGGACATGTCTCGCAAGTATGGACGTCTTGCAGATCCTCCAAATAATAAAGATTGGCGCGTTTCTGGTTTTAATCCATCTCTAGTTCCAGGCACTAAGGTGTACACGACAGATGGAATTGTTTCAATCGAAGAGCTTGAAGGTAAAGATTTTAAGGTCAAAAATCTCGATGGACAGATTAGTGCAGCATTTTGCTGGAAGAGCGGAGTAGATAAGCCTGTATATTCTGTTAATCTTGCCGGAGGCTGGTCTTATGGGGCAACTAAGGAGCATAAGTGGCCGGTTTGGAACTCCGAGAATGAGCGCTGGGAGAAGAAAACAACTCTGGAACTAAATCCAGGAGATCTTCTACCAAACCTTAAGCAGAACAGTCTTTTTCCTGAAGGTACTCGCGGCACTTATGATGAGGGTTTTCTTATCGGGTGGAACCTTGGAGATGGTTGGCAAACTAATCGTCTGGACGGTCGTCGTCAGTACGGTTTCATGGTTTCGGAAGATGATCGGAATAGCGGTATAGACACCATTCTAATCAGCGCATTAAATGGCCTTGATGTCAAGACTGATTTCATTAACAAAGATGAAATTAATATTTCTTCCAAAGCACTTCGCGATCTCTTCGATAGTTTTAATGTCGGCCATAAAACCGAGGGACTTCCAGCAGCCGTGTGGCAGTCTGATGTATCTGATGACTTTCGTCGTGGTTTAATTGACGGACTATTCTCAGCAGATGGCTCGGTAACTGTTTCTGATCGTCGCATTAGTTTTAGTCAGGCATCGGAGCACATGGTGGATGACGTTGCATCTTTGCTGGGATTCTTTGGTGTAAAAACATCTAAGCAGGAAATAACACGTACACGTCATGAAGCATTCCCAGAGTCGTATGCTGATGATGGGGCTACATTCACCCGATACGTTCTCCGAATCGGCTCCGCTTTAAATATCAAACACTTCTTAGAGAACTTCAAGTTTAGTCGTTCGGACAAGCAAGCGCGTGCGATCTCAATAGTGGAGATGACCCGCCGCACAGACGACACGTCATGGTTTATTCAGGTAAAAGATGTAACCGATGCCGGAGCGTCTGATGTCTGGGATGTGACAGTTTATGATGAAACTCACGCTTTTCAGCTAGATCATTGCATCACAGGTAACTGTGCTGAGCAGTCACTTGAGTCGTATGAAATGTGCACGTTGGTAGAGACCTACCTAAATAGACATGATTCTTTAGATGATTTTAAACGTACATTAAAATTCGCCTATCTCTATGCTAAGACTGTAACATTGCTCCCTACACACTGGGAGGAAACTAATGCAATAATGCAGCGCAATCGTCGTATTGGAACATCTATATCAGGTGTTGCAAACTTTGCAGATAACGTAGGTATGCCGACATTGCGTGAATGGATGGATGAGGGATATCAGACTGTTCAGCGATATGACAATATCTATTCTGAGTGGCTTGGCATCCGCGAATCCATTAAGACTACTACAATCAAGCCATCTGGAACCGTATCAATCCTCGCAGGTGAATCACCAGGTGTTCACTGGACACCTGGTGGTAAATACTTTATGAGAGCAATTCGATTTGCAAACGATGATCCAATGCTACCACTTTTTAAAATGGCAAATTATCGTGTCGAACCCGCTTCAGAGTCTCCAGATACAACTTCTGTAGTATTCTTTCCTATTAAGTCAGATGCTAAACGTTCAGAGAAAGACGTAACTATCTTTGAAAAAATGGCTTTAGCCGCTGCAGCACAAAGATATTGGTCGGATAATTCCGTGTCGGTAACAATTTCATTTGATACTGAACAAGAAAAGCACCATGTTGGTACTGTTTTACACATGTATGACGGTCAGTTGAAAACTGTTTCATTTCTGCCATC